TTTATTTGTTGGGGTTTTTTTTTCACATCTTGCGCTTATAGTAGAGATGTAATCATCTATATTTTCAGAGTTTTTATAGCTTTTAGAGTTTACCTTAACGTTCATATATTATTTATATATAATTTTCTTTTTGAGCTGTTTTTAAAATTAATAAAATATTTTTTAAATGCTTACCATATCTAGTAAGCTTAAAATAATGTCCAGACCATATTATCATTTATATTTTAAAAAAAAATTGATTTAAAGATAATTCAATAATGTAAATCATATAAGACAGAATGGCAACCGCAATCATTGACGGCTCTAATATTGATACTAGCGTATTTTCATACTCTGCTCCCAAGGCTAACCCCAGCGGAGGGAAAGTTGTAAATTTATATAATAAATATTCAAAGGAATATCTTACTATTGCTACTCCATTATTGCTTACATGGGGTGCACAAGAAGGAATGGACCAGGCTAAAAATCCTACCGGAAAATACACATTGTCGCTTCAGTTTCCTAGCGCGGATTACAGTACTCCTGACACAGAAGGATTCTTGAGTTCAATGCGAGCTTTGGAAGCTAAGATCAAGGCTGATGCATTGACTTATTCTAAGGAATGGTTTGGAAAGACGATTACCAGTCCTGATGTTATGGATGAGAAATTTAATGTTATGTTGAGACATCCTAAGAAGGAAAAGGGTAGTGTTGAGCCCGATTTAACCAAGGCGCCAACTCTTACTATTAAGGTTCCGTGTTGGAAGGGCGTTTGGCAACCAGAAATTTATGATGAAGATGGAAACCCGTTGTTTCTTAAGGGAAAGAGTCCTGTACACTTAAGTCCTATTGATTTCTTGAAGCCTAAGACGCATGTCATTTGTTTGATTCAAAGTGCGGGAATTTGGTTTGTAAATGGTAAGGTTTCTATCACTTGGAATTTGAAGCAAGCCATCGTGCAAAAGCCCAAGACATCTTCCATTGTTGAGGGAACATGCTTCTTGAAGCCAAAAGCATCTGAGGTTCAAAGATTGAAGACTGCTCCTCCACCGGAAGATGATATTGATCCTGATGGAGTTGTATCTAGTACCATTGTTGAAGATTCAGATGATGAAGAAGAGTTGCCTCCGCCTCCACCTCCAGTAGTAGTTTCTCCTCCAGTAGAAGAGCCTGTTGCAGCAGCAGCAGCTCCTGTTGAAGAGCCAAAGAAAAAGAGGGTCATCTCATCTAAGAAGAAGACTGACGCATAAATTTAATATTACAAAAATATATAAAATTCAAAATATTGCAAAAATAAAAATTATATAAAATAAAAATATTTCAAAAATTTATTTTTCTTTAATTTATGATTATTTATGAAGTCATAAATTAAAATACTTATTCTGCACTATACTATAGTAATCTTCACTATAATATCAGATTTTTCGGATACATCATATATATCTTTTTTAATTTTAGATATACCTACATTTTTAATTCTATAGTTTTGTTCTCTCTTCATATACAGTTTAGAGAGAAAAATACTGAACTCTTTTTCACCAATATTAATTTTAATTGAGCCATCATTTAACATATTTTCAATAAGTTCATTTTTATCTATAAAAATTTCTAGAATAATATTATTGTCTTCGTCTATAGTTAGATCTTTTGGCAAGTCCGGATCACATATAACCATAATTTCACAACCAGAAGCATCAAAATATGATTCATTATGCCATAAAGGAACTAAAAATAATGCATTGTTAATATATAACTTGTATAAATTGTTATTTAATAAGTCATCTATACTAGGATTTAATTTATAGATTTCAACATTATCATATTTTTTTAGAACAATCTCTCTAACAATATCTAAAACCTCTTGGTTTAAATGAAGTACAGAACGATTATTAGAGAGAAATGTATAAATAACTGAACTAGTTTCTTTATCTAAGTCATCAAATATTTTAATTGATATTTTTTTCCCTCTAGTAATAATATCATTTACTATCTTAGATAACATTTCATCGTACTTTCTCTCAAAAACACTTTTCATAAAACCTTTTAAAATATCAAAGTAGAGAGAAGAGCAAGTGTCTTCTTTGTCTTTATCAATTTCTTCATCTACGTCCCATTTTGTATTTAAATGTTTCATTTCTCTCTTTAAGAAATCGTATGCTTCATTAATCTGTTGAAATCTTTCGTTGGATTCGGTACTATTGTTGTTTTTGTCTGGATGATATTTCAAAGCTAACTTTCTATATTTATTTTTTAAGTATTCTAATGAAATGACGTTATAATTAATTAAATTTAAATCAATTTCTAATATATCAAATGCATCTTTATGATTCATAACAAATATTGCGTAAAAACTTTAAGTAATAAATTTTTTTATATAATTTAATATTTATATATTATATAAATGCCTATTCGCACAACTGCTAATACTTATACGCGTGGAATTTTACGCTCTGAAAATGGTTATTATAATAATTTTTTTCTTGTAGCTCAATCAAATAATACCATAATATCGCCAATGAGTTCATATATAAGAGGTTACCAATTTAATAATAGAAATTACATAAACTTTGGCGCTGGCACTAGAAGACTTTGGAAACCTTAATTACAACTCATGAATAATTTTAGCTAAACTAAGTACATAATTTTCAACATGATAAATTGGTCTATAGTTGTTATTATAATATTGAAAAAAACAAAAGGTTTTTTTTAAAATATCTGATATATATTCTTTCTTAATTTTTCTCTCTTGAATCAACTTAGAGAGAATATACCAAATGCAGTCACTTATATCCAGATTATAAATAAATATATCGTATAGTATGTCTCTAAATTTAAGAAAATGAAGATCATTAATATTAATTATGTTGTGAATTATTTTATTGCATATAATCTTATATTGTAACATAAGTTCTTCATTATAAAGATGTAGAATTTTAATATTTGTTATATTTTCAGGTTTTAATTTAGCAGGAAGTTTGTTTTTTATACACCTAACATATAATGTCTTTGTGGGCCTACTTATGTTAATAATTTCACAACAATTTAATATATTATCTGGAATAAAACTAATTTCTTCAGTAATTAATATAAATTTTAAATCTATTGAAGTATCATTATTTTTTTGCATATAACTATAAAAATTTTCTAGGAGTTCGCTATGTATATCATGAAAATACTTGCAAACAATAATTCCAGACTTTTCTGTTTTAGCTGATATAATATCTATGATTTGTTGATATATTTCATGCCAAAGTAACTTTGAGTTACAACCTAAGAGAGACATATCTACTTCATAGTGTATATCACTAATTTTAAAAAAATATTGCTGCTTATTATACGTTAAGCTAATTTTTTTTTCGTATTTTAATTCTGTTGGACTGTATTTTTTAATTGACTTTAACATTTGTGTATATTTTCCTGTTCCATTTGGACCATAAAACACAATATTTTTTAGGTTTTGCAATTGCAATGGAAACCTTTCATACAATTTATCAAGTTTTGGATGCAAATTTACACGATTATTTTCATTTATATATTCTTCAAAATGAGTTTCATAAAATTTCATTACTATTTATATGATATATTCTTTATTTGAATTATAAACCAAATATATTGTTTATTATAATTTTATTATAATAAATAATATAAACAATATTAAAACTATTATAATCGTGTAAATATACAACTTAAAAACAATATAAGTTATATATTAGTTTAATGAACATTGTTAAAAGAATTGAACAATATAATAAAAATAATGTTTTTTTTTGCGAACCAATCAAAAACAATGTTATGAATGAAGGTAATTTTATTAGAATAATTTATTCTACACGTAATGTAACTCTTAACGGTATTTATTTGTTAGTCACCTTAAATGATATTACGTGTGATAAATACTATTCTAAATATAGATGTAACTTTAACATAACATATCATAAAGAAATTATTGAAAATCTTAAAATTATTGAAGAAGATTTACTTAAAAAAACTGAAATTTCTGAAAAAATTCCACAATTTAAAATCTATGAGCAATTTAAAAATGGCAATTTAAAAATATTTTCTGATGTTGGAAATAAATGTTTATGTTCATTTATTCTTAAAATATCTGGAATCTGGGAAACACAGAATAATTATGGATTAACATACAAGTTTATTAAAATTAATTGATTTTAATTTAGCTTATACCCAAAATAATATATTACAAATCAGTGTATAATATGTTAAATTTTTAGTACTCTAAATCCATCCGTTGTAAAATATTTTAAAATTGTAAATAAAATTACTGAGCAAATTCCAGATAAAACAGATAATAAATAAATTATGCTTGAATTAACAGGAGATATTTTCCCTGTTGTTTCAAAACTTTCTGAAGATATATTTTTATACACTATATATAATTGGATTAATAATAATAGAGTAACTATATTGCTAAAAGAGTAATAACCAGATGAAACGTGACCACTTATTATATTATTTTTGTATATTATTATTAAATATAATATAAATCCTATAACTCCTAGCATTAATAAAAATGGACCTGTTGTCATTATAATTGAAAGGATTACCTTAAAAGATGATAATTCTTTTGTAAAACGAAATACATTATTAGTTAATATTATTAATATCATAATAATAGCCAAAGTCAAGACAGAGTAGCCAGCAATGTAAGCGCCTAAAGATACTTCTCCTTGTGAAAAAAATGCGATTATAAATGCTATTACAGATGTAATAATAAATCCTTTATATATGCCATTATACCAATTACTCATTTATAATAATGAGCGATAATAAATTTATACATCATTATTTTTTACATCTTTTTTTGCATCAAGATGTTGTTTTTTAATTCATCTATTTCATTTTGCATATCTTTCATTTTTGATACAATCAAAGGAATTAATTCAAGATAATTTACTTTTCTATAACCTTTTTCACTATCTTTTACTAATTCTGGATATATTTTTTCTAAATCTTGCGCTATAAAACCATAATGTATATTTTTTTTCGTGTCTGATTTAAAAGTAAATTGTGTTGGGTTTAAATCTAATAAACTTTGTTTTTTTTCTTCTGGTAAATTAATAATATTATCTTTTAAGCTACGATCAGAAAAGGAAGATAAATTACTTATAACCACATCACTTAAATAAAGTGTCGTATTTGCGTCAGTTAATGTTTGATATTGAACCCCACCTATAGTTTGATATTTTAAACTATTCGCATTATTTGGTCCCGTATAAAATTGTTTTATATTGCCTTGAACAGTAATTCTTCCACCAAAACCAATATTTTCTAAATATTGACCACTATTCTTTGACATTTATATTATATTAGTCTATTGTTTTATTTATTAATTTATTTAATTTAATATATAAAAAAATTATTATATAATATATAATATGTCATCAAACGGATTTTCAAATTCTCATATAAATCAAGGTTTTCATGATTCAATAAACTCAAGAATTTATAATACTAATACTAGTCATCCATTAATTCAAAGCGCACAAGAATACATATTTTATAAAAAATACGTTTCTATTCATTCAGAAGATAGAGATATGTTGAAATATCCTACAGCGAGTGATTTTGAAATTGAATTACCCGAGGATTTACTAAACGTTGCCTCATTAAGATTATACGATTGGTGTTTTCCTTGCAACTATGACACTTTTAGTAGTTTATTTAATAATGTAACAATGACATTTCAAATAAATAATCCTTATAATCCTAATATTAATAACTTATCTAGCTTACTTGCTGAAAAAATATTTGAATGTTTATTTTTTTCAACCTCAGAAGATTATACTATTACAATAGAAAATGGATTTTATAATCCTCAACAAATAGCAACCGAGTTAACAAATAAATTTAATACCGCTGTTACAAATAGAATTACCGCTTATTTTATTAGTAAGTCAGCAGATCCTGATTATGCAGAGGCATTATCATTATTTAATGCTAGTGGAGGATATAACAATTTTGTTATTGTCTATAATATTGTTGGCATAAAATTATGGTTTGGAAATATTTCTGATGGATTTATTTTAACAAATGAAACACAATTTATTAACTCATCAATAAATAATAATATTCAATGTCCTCAGCTACCAGGAACAATAAATATACCTTATCCTCCTTATAAAGTTCCAGAATATACTAGTTGGGGTTTGCCAGGTTACTTAGGGTTATCCAGATGTAATACATCATCTATTAGCGGGGATGATATTGCTGTAAATAATAATACTGCAACTTATAATTCTACATCTGTTCCAAGATTTTATTATGGCAATGCAATAAACCCTGGCGATAATGGTTATTGGCTTTTACCTAATTCAAATTTGACGGGATCACAAGTGCATTGGGTTGAAGCCCCTTATAAAATTAATATAATGGGTCCTTCATATATATATATGGAAATTGATGGTCAAAATTTTATAGATGAAACAGCTCCATATAATGTTAGTGCATTTACATTAACAACAAATCAAACAAATGGAATAGTTAATTCATCATTTGCAAAAATTCCCATAATTTCAACTCCTCTTTCACAGTGGTTTGACAAAGATCATTTACCTTACAAATATTATTATCCACCAGCAGAGAGAATAAGAAAATTTCATATTAGATTTAGATATCATAATGGGATGTTGGTTGATTTTGGAACTTTTAATTATAGTATTACAATTGAATTTACACTACAAGTTCCTCAAATTTTGAGAAAAGAAGCGGTTTCTACTAGACTTTATCCGCATACATAATTTTATATTTTATATCTAGTTATATTTAATGTTTTATATTTTATATCTAGTTATATTTAATGTTTTATATTTTATATTTTTCTGATATCCACGACTTTAAAATAGTAATATTGCATATTTTATAGTCTTCTTGTGTTTCGCTAATAAAATCTTTAATGTCAAAAAATTGTGGTTTTTTCATCTTGGCGGTTTTATAAAATAAATAATCACCTTTTGGTCCTTTTCTAATCATCATATTTGAATTTATCTCTCTAACTATATTACTGCCTTCTTCTAAATATTTTTTCACTTCGTCAAATGTAACGTTTTCAATTGGTCTATTACCAAGTTCTTTTAGAGTCTTTGTATTTTTGTCCCAAGAAATGTAGAGACCAAATTTACCTTTTTTTAAAATAACATCCTTACCTTCATACTGACCCAAAATATATTGACTCTTAGAAATCTTATTAGTGTCAACTATATCATCTAATGTGTAGTCGCCCTTTTCCAAAAGTTTAATATCTATATCCTTTTTAATAGTTTTAAATTTGATTTCTTCTTTTCCATCAACTTCTTCAACGCATTTTATAACAGGACCATATTTACCAACCAAATAGGTATTATTGTCATCAATTTTATATTCTAATTTTGTTTCTATTCCTAATCCATCAATTAATGTATCTATTTGGTCGTTACAAGTAGCACATAAATTATACCACAAAATGTTACCTTTTGAAATTTTATCAAGTGACGCCTCCATCAAACAAGTATAATCATATTCAAATAATTTATTAAAATATTTATCTAGAAACTCCATAACAATTATTCCTAATGGCTGAATAACCAACTTACTCTTTTCGTTTCCAAATTCTCTCTTTGTTTCAATTTCAAATATTTCATCGTTTTCCAACTCAAAGTCTTTACAAACGATTTCTTTGCCTTTTATATCTTCTTTTTTAGTGTAACCACGTTCTTGAATTTTATCAACGAGAGAAGAAAACGTAGAAGGACGACCTATTCCTTTCTCTTCTAAAAGTTGAACCAATCTAGCTTCTGTATAATGTTGTTTTGACCCCCTTATTGTAACCTTTGCGCAAATTTTTTTATAATGAATCGCCGAGTTTTGTTTTATTGTTTGCAAATAATGATATTCTTTATTTTCTGTTGAATATTTTTTTGTTACTATTTTCCAACCAGGAAAGTCAATTAATTCGCTTGTAAAAGTAAATTTTGCATTGTCAAAAACGCTAATACTTGCTGTAACGGAATGAAAAGACGCAGGAGCCATACAACTCTCTAAAGTGTTTTTCCAAATCAAGTTATACATTCTTCTCTCTTTTGAATCCATTGTTTCTGGAAGTTCACAGAGAGAAATTTTGGTTGGTCTAATTGCTTCATGAGCTTCCTGTGGTTGAGGTTTATCCGTTTTTTTTGTCTTCTTTTTCTTATTTTCATTTAAAACTTCAGCTCCTACAATCATACTGTCAATATGTTCTCCAATATATTTATCTCCCACATCATATGTTCGTTTGATATGATCCTTTACTGATTCAATGAACTCGCCACTATATATCTGTGAATCAGTTCTCATATAGGTTATGTAACCGGCTTCATATAGAATTTGACACACGCGCATTGTTTCTTTTGGTGAATAATGGAGTTCATTGCTAGAAATTTGTTGCAATTTAGATGTTGTAAATGGCTCTGGCGCTTTCTTAAAAACTTTTATCGGTTGCGAGCATGTATAAATGAGATTATTACCTTTATTTAAGTCTGCAACAGCCTCAAGAAAATCAATCATTTCATCTTCTGATTCATGCTGCTTGTTCAAATCAAAAGCTATATTTGCATTTGTGAAAAATCCTGTTACATTATAAACTTTTCTCTCTTCTGCTGCTTTAATGTCTTGTTCATTATCATAAATTAGTCTTAAAGCTGGAGTTTGGCATCTACCCGCACTTAAAGCATTTTTTCCTTTTGCACTGGATACAAACTTCCATAATATTGGTGAAATTTTAAAACCTACTAAGATATCTAGAATTTGGCGCGCTTGTTGGGCATGAACTAAATCCATATCTATTGTTCTAGGGTTTTTAATTGCTTGTTGAATTGCGGGTTCTGTTATTTCATTAAATGTAATCCGCTTTGTTCTTTCTATATTTAATTTAAATAATTCACATACATGCATACCAATTGCTTCACCCTCACGATCTCCATCTAACGCCAATATAACTTCGTCAGCCTTTTTGATTTCTTTTCTTAGAAGCTCTATCTGTTTTTTCTTTATAGTATTGTCAATTATTGTATATGTTGGATTAAAATTATTTTCAATGTCAATGTTCTTGAGTGAATGAAGCTCGCGTAAATGTCCATATGTAGCAACACATTTGTAACCAGGACCCAAATATTCCTCTATTTTCTTACATTTTGCAGGAGATTCTACTATTACTAGTGTTGTAGTTGTTGAATATTTTTTTGACATATTTACATAAATACATATATATTTATGTAATTTTTATTAATCATTTAAGTTATAACTATTTAAATTATTATAATTTAATAAATTATGCATTTGATAAATTCTTTTTGAAGTTGATAATGTTGAAGTTATGTATCAAATGTGTATGTCATTACATGTTGAAGAAGATTTATTATATTCAGCAGTATCAATAAATGACTCTTTTGTTAATATTTATAAATTTAATATTAATGCTATTATAAATAATTTATATATCGTTTAATTTTCTTACATTTTGCAGGAGATTCAACTATTACTAAAGTTGTAGTAGTTGAATATTTTTTAGACGTAAGTATATATTTAATATCTAGGATGTATTTGTGTTAATTATTTAATATTTTTCTCTTTACAAAATATTTTACAAATTTATATTTATATTTTAAAAATTGTTTCATATATTATAAATAATAAACCCAAAGTATAAATTTTTGTAAAATGATATTCATGGTAGAATAATGATTTATTAATATTACCAACAGTTTTGTTATTTTTATCAAATAAAAGTATTGTAGATGTAAAACCATCTACAATATAAAATATACCAAATATTACTAGAAAAATGTTCAAAAATATATTATCAATATTAAAACTAGCTAAAATATAAGCAGAAAAACCAGCAAGAGATATTTCGGCAACCGCTTCAAATAAATTGTGTGCATCGTCACTAATAAATTTACCATAGTGAAGCGTTTCAAACCTATAAGCTTGGTTAACTTGGTTGACACACCATGCTAAAAGCAATAAAAGATAAATATATTTCAAATGTGTTGAAATATTAACCTTTTGATTCATTATAATATATAAATATAAAATTATACTTTTTTATATATTATATATAAATTGCTTCCACAAATTTGTATTTGCATTCTTACTTTTACTTTTAACTTAAAATTAACACATATAATAAATACAATGCTGCTAAACCTATCATATTTTGTAAATAAAATGTTGCAAGAAATGTTATATGATAAACCCACGTAGCAAATTTAGTATTTACATCTGCTAAAAGTAATATACTTGACAAAGCGTTAAAAAAATATAAAAATGCAATTAAAAATAAAACTATTTTTACATAAATGTATTTGTTTTCTTTAATATTAACTATTAAATAAACAGCATATAATGTAAGTAAAGATTGTGTAATTGATTCAAAAGTATTTTGACTAGTAAATCCTATTAAATCTTTTAAATTATGTACATTGAAATTATATAATCCTGTTTGGAAGGCTGATATATAAAAAAGTGAGAATAACCAAAATACATGGACAATTAAAGAAGTTTCCATTATAATATATTGCGCTATATTTTTTGTATTTTACATTTATACATTTATACATTTTAATTAATTTTTCATTGTCTTAAACTGTTTCCATGAAATTTGCACTTCTGGTTTTTTTGGTTCTACCTTTTTTTCTGCTAATTCATCTAGTTTTTCTGCTTTTTTTAACGCACTATCAATATATAATTCTTTTAAAAGTGTTCCGACTGCAAATGATCCTTCGTGTTGGTCTAATTCGCCATCTTCAATACGTTTTAATACGTCTAAAAACTTATTTAAAATATTTATATCTATTTCATCTTTTCTTACCTTGTTAAAAATATCAGTATAATATGTAAATAAAAAGTTACATTCAGCTACTGCTTCATTATGTATTTTTTCATCATCTCCTCTGTATTTAGCCTTTATCATAATAAGATTATTTATTTCGTTGCGTAAAATTATACTGTGTTTTAACTGTCTTATTAATGCAGTTTGATCTTCAACATTATTTGCCTTAATCATATTTGATAAGTGAAGCTTTTGGTTGTCGTCCATTATATATATTTAAATATTAAGTATTTTGGTTTTAAACCCAAAAATTTATATTTTATAATTTATTTATAATTTATATTTTTAATTTATATTTTTAATTTATATTTCTAATTTATGTTTTAATTTTAATATTTTTATATATAAATGTCTGCTAATGGAATTACGCTTCCAACACAAAAAGCTATGCTTGCTGGTAATCCTCGCGATTCTGCGATAGCAAGTATGAATAATGCATCACAAAGCCAAGCCAATGCTAATAAACTGGCTGGAGGAAGAAGAAAAAGATATCGCGGCGGAGCTATAGCTGCTCCACAAATGCAAATGCTTTATACACCTCAGGGAGGACCTGGAACAAATCCAAATGATCAAATGAAATCAAATGCCGTAACACAATCTCAAACAAACGCAAACCGTGTTTATGATAAAGACGCTATGAAGTCAGGCGGTTCTAGAAGAAAAAGAAGAGGAGGAAATCCTGATTGGTTATGGGGTTGTATGAGTGGGGGTAAAAAATGTAGTAAAAGAAGAAGAAATAAAACATATAAAAAAAGTAGAAAAAGTAGAAAAAATAGAAAATAAGAAAATAAGAAAATTATTAAACTAAAAATATTTAATAATTTTATACTCATAATATAAGTTATGCCAACTGGGAAAAATTGGGTAAATTTTTTATATGTAAATATAGCATTCGCAGTATATATTGCTGGTGTATTTTATTATAGTCAAGTTGCACAAATTAAAGCAAATTGGCCTTTATATCGTTGTAATCCTATATACATGCCTTTAGCAGATAATTTAGAAGAAAATTTTGTTTATTGTGTTCAGTCTATGCAAACAAATTTTATGGGTTATCTATTACAACCATTAACATTTATTACTAACACAATTGGAAGTTTGCTTGGCAATTTTATGGAAGAAATACAATTTGTTAGAGCTATGTTTGATAAAATTAGAACATTTTTCTCTAGTATTATTCAAAATGTATTTGGAGTATTTTTAAATTTGGTTATAGAATTTCAAAGAATTACTATTGGCATTATGGATTTAATTGGAAAAATAATAGGTGTTATGGTAAGTCTTATGTATGTTATAGATGGAAGTGTTTTAACAATGAAAAGCACGTGGAATGGACCGCCGGGTCAATTAGTTAGAGCTCTTGGCAAATGCTTTTATCCTCATACATCAATTAAACTTTTAAACGGAAATATAAAAGTCATGAAAGACATTGATTTAGGAGATGTTTTAGAAGATGGATCGGTTGTAGAATCTGTTATGAAAATTGATAATAAGAGAGAAAAAATACCATTATATGTAATAAAAGGAGAAGGCGTAAATGGAGGTGATATTTATGTTACTGGGTCACATTTAGTATTTGATAAACAGTATAATAAATTTATTAAGGTAGAAAATTATAAAAATGCAACTCTTTCCTATTTGGAAACAGACTGGTTTAGTTGTCTAATTACAAGTAATCATAAAATACCTATTGGTAAAGAATTATTCTGGGATTGGGAGGACCATTTTGTTAAGAAATAATTTTAAATATTAAAAAATTCTATTTTCTTCTATTTGAAAATGCAATTTTATTATTCTTTTTTTAAGAATATACTATATATGGATAACCCAGGATTAGAAAATATTAAAAAAATGTATGACAAGTTAACCTACTTTGACCAATATGGATTAACACTTGGTATTTTTATAGTTATTACATTTGCTCTATTAATTTTTATTTCATATTGTTATGTTAAAATTCATGCCCAACCTATTATTGATGATTGGCCTAATCAAAGATGCAAACCTAATATACTTCCGTTTGCGGGTTTTATAACACACCCTGAAGGCATCTCTGCTATAGATTATACTGCTCAAAATTTTGCAAATTGCACCCAAAGTATTTTATCTAATATTACAGGAATATCTGTAGAACCGCTAACATTTACAGTGAATATGTTTAAAAGTATGGTTGCAGAAGTTATGCAGGTTATTCAAACCATTAGAGCAATGTTTGATAAAGTTAGAACTATGTTTCAAGAAATTTCTGAAGAAATAATGGGACGCATTATGAATTTTATGATTCCATTACAGCAAATTATTATTAGTTTTAAAGACTTAATAGGTAAAGTGCAGGGAGTAATGACCGCTGGATTATTTACATTGTTAGGGTCATATTATGCTCTAAAATCACTTATGGGCGCTATAGCTCAATTTATTATAATTATTTTAATTACTCTCGCGGCATTAATAGCTGTATTTTGGATTCTTCCTTTTACTTGGGGTGTTGCAATATCCAATACAGTTATTTTTATTGCCATTGCAATACCCATGATTATTATTTTGGTATTTTTATCAGATGTTTTAAAAGTTCAACCTGATTTAAGTATTCCACAAATAAAATGTTTTGATGAAAATACTTTAATTACTATGAATGACGGAACTAAAAAAATAATTTCGGAAATAAAAACAGGGGATTTATTGTTTGAAAATAATGAAGTTACATCCATTATTAAAGTTGAAACAAAAGGCTCTACTATGTATAATTTAAATAATATCATTGTCTCGGATTCGCATATTATTAAATACAATTATAAATGGATACCTGTTTCAAAACACCCTGATGCTATTCAATATGACATTTATGTAAAACCTTATTTGTATTGTTTAAATACTGCAAATAAAATTATTTCAATAGATAATTATATATTTACCGATTGGGATCAAATATATGGTTATGATATATTAGAAATAAAATTAAATGGCTTTCATCCTATTAAAGAATTAAAAGACATTCATACTTTTCTTGATGGCGGATTTGAAGGTAAAACAAAGATTAAACTGAAAAATGGAATGTACAAAGAAATTAAAGATATAAATATAGGCGATATACTCTATCACGGAGAGAAGGTTTATGGTATTGTTACAGTTAATGGAAATAATGTAAAAAACCAATTTAAATATAATTTAGGGAAAAAAATGGTTTTTGAAGGAGGACCAAATTTAACAATTTGTGATAAAAAAATTATTTTTAATACAACTTTAACTTTAGACAATAATAATAAAAAGGTATTAGATAAAAAACATGATAAATTATATCATTTATTAACTGATAAAAAAACATTTTATATTGGAGATATTCGTTTTTATGATTATAACGCAGCCATTGACTTATTTTTAGAAAAAAATAAAGTAAAATTATTATCTATGAAATATGTATAATATGGATATCTCAATATTAGGATATAAGTTTAATCTAGAGGTTTTAATTTTAATTGGAGTTGTTTATTTAATTTTAGTTGGACACATGTTTTGTGGTTGTTGTCATTTTGGAATGCTAGAAGGGTTTGATGGTTCAGGAAATGTTTTATCTCCAGATGATAAGAAAAAAATGGAAATGAATGCGACAAATATGGCAACACAAACCGCTGCTGGAGGTTCTACAGATCCTATGCCTACTACACCAGCCTCTACAACAAAAGAAGGTTTTACACCGGCTAATATAAATTATGGAGAATCATCTATGTATAACTTATCTAGCGATGTCCCAATTAATACTTCTTCATGGGATGCTCCGAATATGACAGTTGAAGCTGGTAAAAAATTGAGTGCTGGTGTTAAACAATTTTTATCTCGCGAACCCCAACCTGTTCCATTACCTGAAGACGAAATGTTGTTGTTTGCCAATACACCTTTTAAACCAGAGTGTTGTCCAAATACCTATTCTAATAGTAGTGGTTGTGCATGTATGACAGGAGACCAATATAATTATTTAATTCTTCGTGGTGGAAATAATGTTCCTTATTCTCAATATTAGACAAATAAAAGTATCAATAATTTAATACTTTTATTATTATTATTATGTATTTATAATATATAAATGAAAACACCTAATAGAATGAAAAGCATAAAAAATATGAAAAGAAAAATAAAAAATTTTACTCAAAAGAAAAAGATAGACAAAGAAACGCTTGCGTTATGTCCGATTGGTTTAAAATCTTTTGAAGAACAATTTAGTAAAAAATACATGAAAATGTATAGTTCAAAAATGAATAAAATGTATGATAAAACAATGAAGGAATTCTCCAAAGAATTATTAAGTAAATTCGCACCAAATAGTATTAAACCAGAAAATGATTTTTATGATTATATAAATTACCAATGGTTACAAAATGTTAGTGTAGATAAACAACAACAATATCTCACTCAAATTGATGATTTTAGATTAACACAAGATAAAGTATATCGCGAATTAAATGAAATTATATTAGATTATATCAAAACAAACAACAATAAACTTTCTAAAAATTTAAAGAATTACTACACATCTGTTATTACAATGAACCCTAAAAGTTATACTAGACAATTAGGAAAAGAAGCAGAACAATTAATAAATGATTATACAAGTGGAAATAATCCTTGGGAGTTACTTGCTTATATTAATAAAGATGAAATGATTAAAGACGCGTCACCATTTGTATGGTCATTAAATCCTGATTTAAAAAATGTTAAACAATATAGGTGTTATGTTGACCCGCATCATTTTTCAATTGTAGATTTATCTCTTTATTATGATGATGGAACACAAATAGAATATAAAAAAAAATATAAAAATGCATTTAAAAATACTTGTAAACAACTTTTTGACACCATTTTAGGTCCAAATGACTATAATCCTGAAGATATATTTTTAGTTGAACAAGAAATATTTAATACATTGGGTTGCATAGAAGTATCAAAAAAGGAAGAATCATTTTATAATAAAGTTTATGCTGATGAATCAATGAGTAAATATGGTTTTGATTGGAAAGAGTTTTCTAAACAATTGGGATTCAAAACTCCACCTAAATTTTTCATAACTAGTAGTTTAAATTATTTAAAATGTGGTTCTGAACTATTAATAAAAAATTGGAAAACACCAAAATGGAAAACATATTGGATATGGATATTTTTGAGAAGACTAGCAAGAGTTACTAATGATTGGGAGAAAATTACATATGAATTTTATGGAAACTATCAAAGAGGACAAGAAGGGATAAATAAGAGTGATGCTGTAAGTGCATCGTTATATATGTCAGTGCCATTTAATACATTTTTAACAGAAAAATATGTTGAAAAATATCTAAACCCTCAAAGAATTGAATTTGTTGAAACATTATGCAATGATTTAAAAATCGTTTTTAGAAAAATATTAATGAGAAATACTTGGTTAGAACCTTCAACAAAAAGGTATGCCTTGAAAAAATTAAAACACTTCAATTTTGTTTATGGAGTTCCTGAAAATTTAAGAGAAGATCCTGATTTGGATTATACTGAAATTTTATATGATAATATCCAAAAAATTAACAAGTGGAGACATGCAGAATTTATAGCATTAGAAGGAAAAGAACCTATAGACATTCCTGTAATGGATTGGACACAATATCCTGTTAAAATGACAGGCACTCAAGCATATATTGTAAACGCATCATATACCCCATCTAAAAACTCTATCTATATTAATTTGGGATACATTCAAAAACCTTTTGTAGACTTAGATGAAAGAGGAATTGAATATAATTTGGCACATGTCGGTTTCACAATTGGTCATGAAATGTCTCATGGTTTTGATGATTCTGGAAGTCAATATGGTTGGGATGGCAATCTTTATGACTGGTGGACACCTAAAGATAAACATAAATTCAAAGAAATTCAAAAAGATGTTATAAAACAATATGAAGAATTTGCTGCTAGAGACGGAATTAAATTTGATGCGTCAATTGGCATTGGTGAAGATTTAGCAGATATTTCTGGATTAGCAATATGTGATGAATATTTGAAAGATTTTCAAGAGAATAATAAAGACTTAATTCCTATTAGATATCTTTCATATGAAGTTTTCTATGTCTACTATGCTTTCCAACAAAAACAAAAAGTTGCTAAAAAAGCATTAGCTGCACAATTAAAAACAAATCCACATCCACTAGATAAATATAGATGTAATGTTCCATTGTCACGTTCTGTTGTTTTTAGAGCGTTGTATGATGTTAAAAGAGGTGATGGTATGTGGTGGAAAAATGAAGATACTGTTTGGAATTAAAATATATTAATAATTTGGATCTGTATATTCACAAATGCTACAATATCTTATATTTTGGCTTCTATCAAGAGTAATATCTATAGTATCTTCTATAAATTCATGACTGCATAATCCCATCATTTTTTTATCACATATATCTCTTAAAAGTTTAATATGTTTTTTTCTTTCAATAAAAAATAATTTATTATGAATTTGATTTGACAATACGATGTCTGGTTTAATTTTTTTTTCTTCCTCTTTTATACATGCATCTATTTCTTCAAATATAGTAATCGTGTGATCTAAATTTTGAATTATTTTATCGTAAGAATTTCTACAAAATAAATAATAATTTAAACTCATTATTATTTATTATTATGCAATTATTTTTATATGGTTTTAATTTTTAAGTTAAGTTTTGTGGTTCTTAGTTTATACATACAAGTTACGCCATGTTTCTAGTCCATCTGACTCCTTCTTTATAAGCTTATCTACAATTCCCTTTGTAACTTTAAATGGGAATTCTACTTTTAATGACATTTCACCCTCAAATAAGTTTGACCCTGGTTTCATTAATCTATACAAATTTAACTTGGTATAAATGATTTCCAAACAGCGTTTCAAATTTCTTACACCATCTTCTTTATTACAATGACTATCTATCATATGACCGATTACATCATTTGGAATTTCAATTTCACTTGACGTAAAACGCACTTGTTCTTGGATTTTTGGAATTAGATAATTATTTGCAATAATGGTCTTTTCTTTTGAAATATAACCCTTGGTCTTGATTCTATACATTCTATCCTTCAAAATTGAATTCACTTTGTTCTCATCGTTATAGCTGAATATAAATAAACACTTACTCAAATCAAAATTAATTTCAGCAAAATATTTATCATGAAATTGTGAATTTTGGGTTGTATCAGTAAGATGTGTAAGAATACCTGCAATCTCTTCACCCCTTGGGGTGTCACTTATTTTATCAAGTTCATCAAAATAAATCACCGGATTCATACATTTGCTATCAATTAATATTTGAACAATTTTACCCCATGTGCTACCTTCATAAGTATAACCATGGCCTTCTAAGAAGCTACTATCTGTTGCGCCTCCAAGAGCAATAAATGCGAATGGTCTATTCAAAATTTTACTAATTCCTTCCTTCACTAAACTGGTTTTGCCAGTGCCTGGCGGACCATGAATAGCAATTGCTGTGCCGATTGCCTTAGGATTCGTTAAAAGCTGACCCAACATTTGCATGATTTGCATTTTTGCATCATTTAAACCATAAACCGCTTCATCTAAGGTTTTTTGTGCATTTTCCATAAACTCATGGCATTTTTCCACACCATCATCAATAGAAATAGGTAGACCTTCATGTTTATTAAATGGAATACGCATAAAAGTATCTACCCAATTTTTAATTTTATAAAACTCGCCACTACCTGGTTCCATATAGCGAAGGGAATTTATTTTTTTCATCGCAGCAGCTTTAAATTGAACAGGAATAGTAGATTCTAATAATGTTATTCTGTATGGTTTTTCAATTCTTGTGATTTTATTTATCTCTCTTAGCTCCTTAATAATTATCTTTTGATTTTCGGTATCTAACTTTTCATAAAAGGTGAAATCATTCAAAGTGTTTTTATCCTTTATAATTTTTCTAAAAATTCTCATGTTTTTTGCTTTTTGTTTCTTTTCCTTTTTTTCCACCTTTGATTTATGGTTTTTCAAATCTTCTTCATACACTTGAATACATTTTTGAATAGACTTGTCCTTAGGATTTGCTTCTAGTAATTTTTTAAGTTGTTCAAGGGTTTCATTTGTTTTTACATTATTATTGGTATCAGTTTCTTCAATAACTTTATTTTCTTCTTTTACTGAATTTTTTTTGTGATTTTTTCTTTTCTTAGGAGGTTCTTCTTCTGATTCTTCTTCCTCTGATTCTTCTTCCTCATCCGAATCATCATCAGTTGAAACTTCTTCATCTTCATCTTCTGTAGAAATTTCATCATCTTCTTCATAATCAGAGTCATCATCTTCGTCTTCCCATTCTTCTTCATCTTCACCTGCTCCACCAATTGTAAATATAATATTTAATTTACCCTTGCCTGGTTTTTCTTCAAATTCCTCATCTTCACCCTCATCTTCAGAAGCAGTCTCCCAAATATCTTCTTCGTCAGAATCTTCAATTTTTTTACTTTTTTTATTATTCTTTTTTGTTTTTTTTGAAACTCTTTCTACTTCCTCTTCGTCAGACGATGTTTCATAATGGAGTTTTTTAGATTTAGATTTAGATTTTTTAGAATGGTTATATTCTTCTTCATCTTCATCTTCATCTTCATCATATTCATTCAACTCATCAACAATCTTTTTTAATTTTTCTCCTGACTTAATTTTTTTATTAATGTGTTTGGATGGAAATATTTTTGAAATAAATTTACGATACTCATGAATATCCATCTCATCGCTATCGGATTCGCTTTCAATATTATCATCACTATCAGAATTTTCAACCTTCTTTTTTTTCTTACTAATCTCTTCTTGTTTCTTAGAACGAATCACTTGTTCCCTCTTAGATAATTTACTTTGACTATCGCGTGCCATTTGAGTATATTGTATGTTATACTTTTAATTTTAAATCAAAATCAATTTTATTTAAAAAATATTTTATAAATAAAATTAATAATCCTACTTTATTACTCATGTTCTAAATATTTGTACTATTATGTAAAGACTATACGTAAGAATAATATAATTAAAAGACATGCTACCATAAGCATCAAGAAATTTAACTATGTCTAAATTTGTATTATTTGGTTTTATAAAATAAAAAATATATCTATCACAAACTAAAAAGAAATTAACACATGTTGCTAACACTAATATTAATATTATGTATATATAATTATTTAATTTATAATTAATTAATAAATAAAAGATGTATAACACACATATTATGCTTAATATATTTCTTAAAAAGAATGCTTTTTTTACTGTGCTATTTCCATTTTGTACATCTTCATATAAAGGATATAGTACATCCATGGTTGCATCAAATGTATTCTTTACAATAAGAAATATTACAAAACATATTAGAAGAAAATATAATGAACTATCATTGTTTTTCATATAAATAAAGAGATAAAATTTTTTTTATTTTAAAATAAAATTGATTTAGTTAAACAATATAAAACTATTGTAATATATTATAAGAGATGTCTAAGTTCCAAACTTCCAATATGTCTATCAACTGCTCGAAAGTAATTGGAATCCAATTTAGTATTCTGTCTCCCGAAGAAATTAGAAAGGGGTCTGTTGTTGAAATTACGAGCAGAGACACTTATATAAATAATAAACCTGTAATTGGGGGCCTGTTTGATCCGCGAATGGGTGTTTTAGAACCTGGTCTAATTTGCCCTACAGATGGATTAGATTATATGCAAACGCCTGGCTATTTCGGTCATATTGAATTGGCAAGACCAGTATATTATATACAATACTTAACCACGATTTTAAAGTGTTTAAGATGTGTCTGCTTCAAATGTAGTAAACTTTTGGTTAGCAAAGATAAATATAAGCAAGCTCTCAAGCTACAAGGTGACGCTAGATGGAAATATGTATTTGGTCTATGTAGCAAAGTGAAGCGTTGTGGCGATGACAGCGAAGATGGTTGTGGATGTTTGCAACCAAATAAAATTAAAAAATCGGAAATAGCCACCATTATAGCTGAATGGAAGAATGAAGGTGAAGCAGCGCCGATTATTATAAAAGTTACACCTGAAATGGTACTGAAAATATTCAAGAGAATATCAGACGATGATGTCACATTTATGGGTTTCAGTCCTGTGTATTCTAGACCAGACTGGATGATTTGTCAAGTGTTGGCAGTTCCGCCCCCGGCGGTGAGACCATCTGTAAAACATGACGCGCAGCAGAGATCTGAAGATGATTTAAGTCATATGTTGGTGAATATTTTCAAGACGAATAAAACTTTACAAGAGAAAATTCAAAACAATGCACCGTCTAATGTAATTGATGAGATGACAAATGTATTGCAGTATTACATTGCTTGTCAAATTGATAACAAACTTCCGGGTGGTAATCCTGTTGCACAGCGTTCAGGCAGACCCTTGAAATCTATCAAGGATCGTTTGAATGGAAAGGGTGGGCGTATGAGAGGCAATTTGATGGCAAAACGTGTAGATTATAGTGCGCGTTCGGTTATCACTGCGGACCCAAATATTTCCATCAAGGAATTAGGTGTACCTTTGAAGGTGGCGAAAAATATTACAAAACCTGTAATTGTAAATGCGATTAACAAAGCATTCTTGACCAAGTTGGTGCGAAATGGTCCTGATGTGTGGCCTGGTGCTAAGATGTTGGAAAAGCATAATGGCGAGACCATTACATTGCGTTACTTTACAGACAGGAATTCAATTGTTTTGGAAGAAGGCGACACTGTTCATCGTCATATGATGGATGGAGATGCTATTCTATTTAATCGTCAGCCTACTTTACACAGAATGAGTATGATGTGTCATATAGCTCGTATTATGATGCGAGGTGATACTTTTAGAATGAATGTAGCCGATAAACTGGTGTCGGCAAAAGGGGGCGTGAAAAGCGTTTTACCCCCTAGTGTCTATACTTATCAAATATAGATGCAAGATTTCTTGTTGCTGGAAGTCCCTTAGAGCCTTTACTACCACTCACTTTTGGAAACATTTGTGAGGAACTCGGTTAATTGCCGAACCCAATGGTAATAATGTAAAGGATTGGGTAATCAGCAGTGTTACTTCCTAACTCCGTTATGGTAAGGATATGGAAGGCACTCAGAGACTGAACGGAAGTCGGTGAGCGATGAAGGATTAACCGTCTAGAGCTTGCTTAAGATACAGTCCGGCCTTATCAGAAATGATAAGGATGCTATGGAAGACCAAACCATACAATGCCGATCAAAATTTTGTGACCTTGTAAAGTCGCAAAAGCCGTCAAGGTTGGCAACAGGGAGCGTGAAAAGCGTGTTACTCCCTAGTGAATAAATCAATAATGAGGCAAATAATATAAAATATAAAACTATTTAAAAAATATATAATAATATATAAAATGAACGTAACAGATACAAAACCTTCATACAAAAGTTGTTCTAAATGTGGTATTACAAAAATAGAAAGTCTATTTATTCCTAAACGCAATATATGTAAGGAATGTCGCAACAAAAAGAGTAGAGAAAACTATAGTGAAATACTGTTGAATAATATAATTGAAACAAAACAAAATTGTAATAACTGCGATGAAGAAAAATTAATTGCTAGTTTTCATAAAGGTAGAAAAATATGTTGTGATTGCATTAATAAAAAAAGAAGAGAAAAATATGACAATGATGAAGAGCATCGTAAAAAACTAATAAAAATGGCTAGTGAATTTAAACATAACAAAGTTATTGAAAGACAAAAAATAAAAGAAGAAGAAATGGGAAAAGAAAATAAAAAATGTAATTATTGCGAAGAAATAAAACATAACTCTTGTTTTCGCTACAATCGTTTGAAATGTAGAATTTGTGAAAGAGATGAACCTATAGATAAATTCAAACGAATCATAAGATCCAGAATTTATACATCATTAAAAAATAAAAATATGAAAACGATTGAATATTTAGGTTGCACAAATAATGAATATTTAAAATGGATATTAAGCATAAATAAAGATTATACTCTAGATAATCGCGGTAAAGAATGGCATATAGACCATGTAATTCCTATTTCCAAGTTTGATTTAGATAATGATGAAGAAGTTAAAATAGCTTTTAATTGGAGAAATACGATGCCTTTATCGCCAAAAGATAATTTATCAAAAAATAATAAAATTATAAAAGAACAAATAGAAAACCATTATAAAACATTAATAAAATATCACATAGAAAACAAACTTGATTTGCCTCAAGTATTTATTGATTTATTTGCGAAACACCTTGATGCTGGAAAACCCTTAGAGCCTTTACTACCACTCACACCTGGAAACATTTGTGAGGAACACGATTAATTGTCGTACCCAATGGTAATAATGTGAAGGATTGGGCAATCAGCAGTGTTACTTCCTAAGTCCGTTATGATAGGATATGGAAGGCACTCAGAGACTGAACGGGTGTTGGTGAGCGATGAATGATTAACCATCAAGAGCTTGCTTAAGATACAGTCCGACCGTCTGGGAAACCTTACGGAGTTATCGTTTGACGGCGATGAGATGAATTTGCATATGCCTCAGGATCCAGAATCTGAGGCAGAATTAAAAAATTTGGCGGCAGTTCCATATCAAATAGTAAGCCCCGCAAATAATGCATCTATTATTGGTATTTATCAAGACTCAATGCTTGGGTCGTACCAATTCACTAGACCAAATATTCATTTAGGACCAAGAGATGCAATGAACTTGCTAATGATGTTTAACGGTGTAAATGAAAATCTGCTACTAGAAGATGTAAAGAAAGATGGAGGTATTACCAATTTTGATATTTTAAGTCAAATTATGCCTCCTCTTTCAATGAAATATAAAACCAAAGCATTCAAAGATGATAAAGATGATGCCAAAACATCCAATGCTGTAATTGAAATCAAAAATGGTAAGTATGTTCGCGGACAAATGGATAAAAGCGTCATGGGTGCTAGAACCAAGGGTTTACTACAAAGAGTTTGCAATGATTTCGGTAACATGGCCTCTGCGAAATTTGTAGATGATTTGCAAAATGTCATTACCGAATACATGAAATCCAGTGCATTCAGTGTTGGAATCAGTGATTTGATTTCAGATCAAAAAACCAACGACGAAATCGTTCAAGTAATTACAAAAAAGAAGAGTGATGTTAAAAATTTAATAGACCAAGTTCAGGTTGGTATTTTTGAAAACAATACTGGTAAGACAAATGAAGAAGAATTTGAAACACAAGTGAATAGCATTTTGAATCAAGCTACTTCCGAGTCTGGTAAAATCGGTTTGAAAAATCTTGGCAAGGACAACCGTTTCGTTATCATGGTAAATGCGGGCTCAAAAGGTTCTGATTTAAATATTTCTCAAATGATTTCTTGCTTGGGACAACAGAACGTGGATGGTAAGCGTATTCCTTATGGTTTTGAAAATAGAACATTGCCTCATTTTACCAAATATGACGACTCTCCGGGCGCAAGAGGTTTTGTTGAAAGTTCTTATATCAATGGCTTATCACCTCAGGAGCTATTCTTCCACGCTATGGGTGGTCGTGTAGGTCTTATTGATACTGCCGTAAAAACTTCTACTACCGGTTATATCCAAAGAAGATTGATCAAAGGTCTTGAAGACTTGAAGGTGGAATACGATATGACCATTAGAACGAATAAGAATAAAATTGTTCAATTCTCTTATGGTGATGATAACATTGATACTATAAAAGTGGAAGATCAAGGCATTCCGATTGTTTCAATGAGCACGCAAGATATTTATGCTCACTATCTTATTCCAGAAGAGAAAGGCAGTATTAAAACGCTAGGAAATATATTCTTAAAAAATACTCTTGCAAGATATAAAAAACAAAATAATGATTTCTTGACTAAAACGCAAATCTATATTGATATGATGGTTACAAATCGCGAATCCATTATTAAAAATGTATTTAAAAACAAAAGCGATTCAAATGTTAGTTGTCCAGTTGCCTTTCATTATATTATAAATAATATTCAAGGACAATGTAATATTACGATATCTTCCTTGATTGATATTACTCCTCTTGAAGCTTTGCAAATGATTGAACATTGTTATGAAAATTTAACAAAAATTTATTATGCTCCCCCTACAAATTTGTTCAAAACATTATTCTATTATTATTTATCACCAAAGGACTTACTAATAATCAAAAGATTCAATAAAGCAGCTTTAACATTATTGTTAGATACGATTACTATTGATTATAAAAGAGCTATTGTTGCACCTGGAGAGATGGTGGGGATGATCGCCGGCCAAAGTATTGGCGAGGTCTCAACACAG